AAAATCCATTCATGGGTTGCGTGAATGTATGTTCTTTATTACTTGAACCACTAAAAGGTTCCTTCGCTAAACTCCCAACTACCACAACAGGAGTTGACCCATCGCTATTATACTTTTGATAATTTCCTTGTCTGTCTTGAATTGACATGTTTAACCACTCCCTTTTTAGGTTGTTTTGGCTTTTCTGCTTTTTCTACGACTTTCTCAGGTTCAACAACTGTATTCTTCGCGATTGAATGCAGGGATTGAACTGATTCGTTGAGTTGTTTTAGTTCTGTGAGAATGGCGAATAGGAGTTTGTTTGTGTCGCCTACGAGATTTTCGGGTTTGATGTTGAACATAATTACCTCCAAAAGAAAAAGGGAGCATAATGCCCCCTTAGATTAAGCATCACCTGACACTCTGACAAAATCTGTGCCATTACCCATGACGATAGCTGTTTTTCCATTGGCAACTGCTATGCCTGTTTCGCCAGCTGCTTTAATCGTGACGATTTGACCTGTTGCATTAGAGAGGATATAGACCTTGCCGACTGTTGGGGTTGCGACTGCTGCACAACCTGCATCAGAGGTTCCTGTTGCAGTTAGGATGTTGGCGTTCATTTCTGCTACTGTTAAGGCCCAATCGACATGACCGGTTCCGTAACTGTGAGTCGCTACGCCAAGGGTGAGAACGGGGGCTGTTAGGGTTTTGTTGGATAGGGTTTGGGGTTCGCTAGGGAGTACGACTGGTTCTTGTACGCCAGATGAGTTTGCTGTGTGTAGCATGATGCACCTCCATAAAATAAAAGCACCCCCTATTGGAGTGCTTTTTGTTAGAATTGTTTTAGATAGTCAATAAATTCATTTGCGATTGTGTATGCAAAAATTTCCTTGTCTGCCCTGAGCATCCTATAACCTTTGATAACCGATGGTCTGATTTCAAATGTTACCCACCCAAGGTATGCGTCCACCGTGTTGCTACCAATGTCTGTATTAAATACTAACTGGCAATCAATACTGAATGGCGCGCCAATCTCCTCAAGTTCCTTATCGGCATTATCTAGAATTGTAGCTAATTGCCTTATTTCGTTCTGTCTACAATCGAACAGGACGTATGGCAATTTATGAAATCCTCTACTATGTCCTTGACAACTTCCGCAAGTCTCAATCCAACCTGTAGCGTTCATCATTTCTACCACTGGAAGGATTCCCTTATCTATTTGCATAGAAGAAGTTCCTCCTTGCGTTTGGCTAGGTATTCGTAGAGTTGGGCCTCGGTATTGTTCTTGGTTCCGTAGACCCCGTGAAAGCTTCCGGCGTACTTTGCGTCATGGCAATACCTACATAATGTTATGCCATTATTAACATCTGTTCTAAGCTCAGGATACAGGGAGAATGGTTTAATATGGTGAACACATAGCTCTCTCCTTTTCTTATTGCCACAACATTGGCAAGTCCGGCCATCTCTTATCAAGACTCCAACTCTCCAATATTTATACTCTGTGCTATTTCTTATTTTTGCTTTTTCAGGGGTTATACCGCCCTTCCACCCGTGATGGTTTTCCTTACTCCTAGCTTCTCGTCCACAGATGTGACAGCACGATGCCCCCTCCTGGAAATGATACACGGTGGATTCTTGAATTACATCAGGGTGCTTGTCGCATGTGAATTTTACTTTATCCTTACTGTTTTTGATAGTTTTAGTTAAGAGGGTGCATCCTTTTTCCGAAAAGACATCTCTCCAATGCTGAATATCGCTTCTTTGTGCCTCTGCGTTTCTTTCGTATCCACAGTACTTGCATCCCTTACTGCTATTGAAATCTCCCCACGCAATTGTTAGGACACCCTTACTTAGGTGGTTTGGGCATAAGTACGACAGTCGAGTATGAGCATTTTTGTAATCACTTTCCTTGGAAATAAGAATGTAGTTTCTCTCCCTGAACCCCTTGATAACTACGCCGAAATCTAACCTATATTTATCTGCCAACATTTCGTTTAAACATTTTCTGCATCCAATTCCTTGCCTGATGCCTGCCCATGTTATGCTTTGAACCCCTACCTCTTTGTGATTTTGGCAGATAAATTGAAGCCTTGTTGTATTTGCCTTATATTCCTCTGGTTTTGTTAATAGGTTGTATCCGCCCTCCTCTCTATTACCGAAAAATCCGCCCTGCATCTCTTACCGGTATTCTCTCCCCTACAATATTTACAACCGATTTTGGAATTTTTAAAATCACCCCAAGTTGTGTACTGAACACCTTTCCCTTTGTGCTTATTACAAATGTAGGGTATCTTCTTCTTACCGCCTGTATACTGTTCCTCTTTTATTAATAACTCACAATCCCGCTCCTCGAACCCCGCGACAACTTCCTTGAACCTTTCGCTAAACCATTCCCTGCTCTTTGACACACTTTCTCTCTCCCTTTGACTTGTTTTGTATTATGTGTTACTATGTTATCATTATAACACATAAATAACTTTATAACAAGTTACAAAGGAGGGAAAATTCCATGTTAAAACAGGTTCCTGTTAGGTTGGAAGAAGAGTTCGTATTGAAAATAAAAATGATTTGCCTAGTTAAGGGAATGACATTTCAGGATGCAGCAAAAGTGTCACTAGAAAAATGGGTAAAGGATAATGAGAGTAGCTTAAAATAGCTACTCTCATTTCTTATCCTAGGCCGGAATACTGAATTGGAAAGGATGCCACGAAAATGCGCCCATAGAGAACCACATGAGAGAGCCTATCGTCCAACTTTGTACGTCTTCCGTTTTCCATGAAATCAACTCGTACTCGTCACCAGATTCAAGGCGATTCACGATTTTTAATGATTCCTTCGCTGCCATCTCATCACATACACACCACGGTTGACCGGTTTTGCCGGTTTGTCTGCGGAATTGGTCCCACACCAAGACTTTGATATTTCCATCGTAGACGTTGGCATCATTATCGCCAGTTCCAGACTTACCGGTGGAACCAACAATCTCTAATGCCCGTTTACGAAGGGCTGTAGGCACAATAAGAAGCGTAGGATTCATCCCACTTCTTTTTCCGCTCTCATCTTTTACGTCAAACAACTTTTGACATACAGTTTCAAGGTTTTCCTCGTTAAGTTCCAATGCCTCAAGATTATCCTGGGTACTGGAATAGTTGGCTGAAGTCTGCGCGTTACTAGCGATTGGGAGTCCATTCGCAGTCGTATTCCAAAGGAGTCGAATTCCGTTAACATCATATCCAGTGGCTTGGTCGGCGTAAGTGAAGATACCGCCGGCGCATTCCTTACGAGTTCTGGCGGCACCGAGGGCAAACATCCCGTGTTCAGTCTTCAAGTTCATTAGTTTTGCATTTGACAAAAGAAAACGGTCGTATTTCATGCCCGCTTGCCACACGATTGGCAAAAATATTTTAGTCCCGCCTTCTTTAACAGAAGAGTATGTGAATTCCCCATTCCACTGCGTAAAGTCTACCGCCCCGACCATCTCGCTGATTGCCTCAGTGGCATTATCAGACTGAACAGAATCAAATAACAAGGGAATTGCAGGGTCCTTTGCGGCCAAAGCATACTTGTCCTGCCAATATTCTAAAATCGGGTTTTCATAAATTCCGACAAGTTTCTGGAAATTTCCACTATCTTGTATCATTACAGCCATTTTACGACACCTCTATCTTTCTTTTATTACGCTTGGAACATATTCTTGGTAGCAACCATTTGGACTTTTGTATTTGTGGCATCCTTTTTGAGAATCCGTAAATGACCACCGGTCACAGTAGCACTCGCCACATTGGCTCCGTCAGCATCCAGTACGGCCACCTTCAGCCCCGGTAAAAATGCTGCATTTGGAGTTCCGGTATAATCAGCCTCGATGATGTCACCCGTCTTGACCATTTCCATTACTGCCAAAACATCTGTTCCTGCATCAGCCGCCTTAACGCAAATAGCCTCGATTGCAGCAGTTGTGGCAGATTTTGTCCACCTGCCACTCGACAGGTAATAACCTTGTCCCTCTACCGCCGCCTCAGAGTCCGTCATGTAGATATCTTTGATGTAATTACCGTGGTATGGACCGAATTCGCTTCCAATAATTCTTAGTGCCATTACTCAGTCACCCCTTATTTTTTCTTTAAATACTTGGCCTCGCGCTTTCTTGCCTCAGCCTCCGAATAACCCATGCCCTTATAGGCCCTCATCTTCTCAGGGCTTATTTCAACCTCTTTACCCTGTTGTTGATTCCCACTCTTCTCTGTCCCCAAATGAGCCTTACTTCCGATATTGCGAATAGCCCCTTGCGCCCCTTCCTCCTTAGCTCTTTGGCGAATCTCGGCGCGATTAACAGCCTCATAAGCCTCTAAAAGGGTCATCCCTCTATACGCCTTCTCCTTAATAGCCT